TAATTGTGTATACGATAAACTCACCTTCTCTTACGGAAGATCTATCTGCTACAACACGATATGATGGAGAGGTCGATCCTGTAGTACCAGCATCACCGTCGCCATCGCCACCATCAGTATCACCATCCGTAGGATCTGTTGGAACATCAGTTTCATCTGGTGGGAATGTATCATCAATTCCACTCTCTGGATTTTCTGGTCTAGGATTATATGGATCTGTTGGTTGAGTTAAATCCTGTTCCGTTATAGTACACTTGGCGACATTCTTTACAAAACTAGATTGAATTCCACTTCCTTCTCCTGGAGAGTTTTTCCTGAGTCTAATATAGAAGTCTTCATCTCCCTCTGTCAAAGAATCATATAGAGTTGTAATTGTAATTACTTTTTCTGTTTCATTTGGAGCAAATCCAAGAATTCCTTGAGCAGGTAAATAATCTACTCCCGACTCTGCAGATCCTTTAGTCAAAGTTTTGTAAGTGACAGAAGATGCAACTTCAGTAAATCCTTTTCTAACTACAGTGAATTGCGCTTCATTTCCTTCTTGTACTGTAATGTCTTGAATATCATATGAGATTCTTGGTGTTCTAGTTCTAGTAATACCTCTGTCAGAAGGAACGCCACCAACAAATCCAACAGTGGTTACTGATAAAGGTGATCCTGTGTATGCTTCTGCACAAGTGTATTGATTGTAGTCTGCTCCAGTTGCTGGGAAAAGCTTGTCAATACCACTGAGTAGATCATCAAGGAAATCTTTCTTGTCTTCTTTCTTTTTCTTCTCACCATCTGTGCAAACTGTCTTATACTTAGCACACTGCGTATTAGGTCCAGAACAGGAAATGCCAAGTAGATTGAGAACGAAGTTAATTGCACCACCAATAATGTTTAATGGAGCAGCAATAGCACCTAGAATAGATTGAAGTGGTCCTAAAACAGATTGAAGAAGTTCTTCCATCAATGAATTCATCTTTGACAAGATACCATTGATAAGCGTATCAATCTGACATGCTGCAGCACGGTAGATTTGATTAACAAACTTCATTAATACATTTGTCAACCACTTTTCTAAACGCTCTCCAAGATCTGCCATCTTACAACCAAGATCTTTGAGGAGATTGTTGAACCACTCTGTAACAGGAGTTAGTGCATTTCCCTTTTTGTCTGGACGGAGTAGTGCTCTAATTAAGTCTTTGACACCAGCGGTAAGTTTTTCAATAACAAATCCCTTTACTTTAGCGACAAACTTACGGATTACTTTTTGGAATTTGCTAATATACTTTCTAGCAATATTGACCCCACTATTAATAGTTCCGTTTGCTTTACCTACTAAGTAGGTTCCAATATTTCCATTGTTTCTTTGAATTTCAGCAAGGAATTGTCCAAGAATATATTTTGTCTTTTCACCAATATCTTCCTTGTCACATTTCTCTGCTACTGTCTGACACCACTTTTCTTGGTCGAAATTATTCTGGAAAGGAATTGGTGGAACTTTAGGACCATCGGCATTTTTAGTTCCATCAGGTAAAGCACCAGTAGTTTTATTTGATGGTCCCTCCCCACCTTTGCTTTGAGGTGTTGGTGTTCCGTCTCTACCAGTATCTACTTGTGCTCCTGTTGTATTATTATATGTCTGAAAAGATTCTGTATCTCCTGGTTTCTCACTCTTTGAGACAGTTGTAGCACCAGGAGTCTGACCGATAGAACCCATGATAATGGGTTTCTGTTTATCATTGTCTAAGTAAAAACCAACGACCCAACATCCCTTGATAAGTTGAGGATGTGCTCCACCAACATTACCAGGCATGAAGGGTACGTTGACAGGCATCATCACTTGAGCCCATGGCAAATTGGGAGTATCAAGGATCTCCTTACTCTTAGGATGATCTCCTACAATACGAACCTTAAAACGGTATCCGCCTTTATTGTTTTTTTCTTTCTTGGCGGTTCCTTCGACTTGCCCCACCCACCAGTTGAATCCATCAGATCCGACACGTTGAGTTGGAATCAATTGTGATAATAACTGATCCATATCAATCAATCATCGTATACTAAACACTCTGGAGCACTTGGATTGTTGTCGCAGTATAGTTCCAGAGATGAAGGATCGTGATGATCTTCTGGATGACGCTCTGCGTATGCTTCTAATTCTTCTAGTTCGCCTTCGATATGACGACGGCGTTGAGGTGAAAGTTGAGGATCCGCAAGTTCCTCTTTGTCTGCTTCAATATGTTGTTCGATACTATCCATGTTTAGTTACCTCCGTATACATTATTTAGTGCCGTGATTTGATGGTCTGTCTTTTAGACCATACGAATCTCTCATTAGTCTGAGAGTAGTTGTAAACCTACCATTAGTTCCAACAGTAGTATCATACGTATGAGTTACTTCATTAATTAAATAAACTCCACTACTCTCAGTATCAAATGGTTCATCTTTTGCCATCACTTTGGGTAGTTTATTTACTAACCTGATGTCAACTTTGTCTCCCGCACAAATTTCGGGATTTCCTGGAATTACAATACTACAGTTTTGGTTTTTTAGCAATTCATATCTCGCAATAGATTGTGCTGCATAAAATTTCTGCCAGTCAGCAAATTTGGTTGGATCTGTTCCACCATCGTTTGGATCTGGTGAGGCAGGTTTCGCTTCATTATACCATGTTTCATGATCTAAAAAGATAGACATAATTCTAGTTGGATAATCAGAAAGTTCAATCTGGTTTGAGGGAATCAACGTAATTCCTTCTTGTCCTCCAAGGTGTGCCATGTTGTCATAACTATCCTTGATCTTATAAACGTATTCTTCATACTGCCCTGTAGAGTGATTGAAGAATACCATAAGTGAAGAGTATTTTCCTTTTCTCAAAGATTGTAATAAGTTAATTTCGGATGAAAAGATAGATTCATAAATGACGAATCTTTCATCGGCACCATCATCTTGATTTCCAATTCTTTCAACATATGGACCCCAAGATTGCGAATTTAGTTTTTTAGATTTTAACTTACTATTTTCATCGGCACATAAAGAATCAACAGCAAAGAAATTATAACCTCTTTTTGTCTCCCAAAAGAAAAATCCACCAGATCCTTTAACCTGCTGCTCCGATTTATTACTATTTCCTGAATTAGTTGAAGAATAATTTGTCTGTGGAGATACACTCTTTACACAAAGAGTAGAGATAATATCAAATGGTCTCTTTCTATTTGGAATCATCTTAGTTTCAAATTTAGATGGTTCAGAAAAAATTTCTTTGTCTGCTTTAAGAGAATTCTTGATTAAATCAATAACAATACTTTCTGGATTTCCAGAAAGTGGTTTGGTAACTCTGACAACCTCATTTAATAGTGCTTCTGTAGAAACCAAACCAATTGTATATGCTTGTTGCTGCTGTCTAACAAATCTATTGCCAATTGTCCAAATTACCATTTTATAAGTATATGCTTCTTCCGAAGCATTTGTTGATACAGAAATTTCTACAGATTCTCCACCTTGAATTGGCAATCCAGTAAGCAATCCAGCACTATCAACTACTTCCATAGTTGCTGATAAAAAAGGTGCGGTAACACTCTCAACATAATTAAATGAATTAACTAGGTTGCCCATTTCATAGGGAGAACTACCACCATTGGGAGTTATTTTTACGCTTTTGAGACGAAAGTCTGTATTAGATCCAAAATTTTCCATTATGAAAGAGTCCTCACACCAAGTTCATAGAAAGCATTTGTTCCAGTATCTTTACTAGAAATTCCAAATGCTACGCTAGCAGGTTGATTACCACCACCTTGCTTACCATCACTTCCATAGAAGTTCTGAATGATCGCTGATTGTGCAGGAGTAAGGGAAGCAACTGCATTTTCAGATGATCTAGCAGAAATAGTGGTTGCAGTGTCTGCTGATGCTGAAGAGAGATTATCAGCATCAGAAGTTCTTTTTGTTCCAGCCTCTATTAAAGACTCGACAACACCAGCATTTTTACCACCAGAAGTATCTAGTTTTTGAGGAATCAAATTACCACCGTGTTTGTAAATATCAAATCCATTCTCTGTTTTATATGCTTCATACAGTTCACCATTATGCTGGAACATGAATTTATCATGTGCCTTAAGACCAAAATTTTGTTTAATATTTTGAGAAGATTGTGGTTGTCCTGCTGGTGGAGTAATTGGTGTAGATGTAGGTGGTGTAGCAGATTCTACTTTACTTAAATCAACACTTCCAGACCTAGCACCTCTAACGTCACCATGACCTGTTCTAAAAATAACATTACCATCTTTATCTTTTAGATTGACAAATGCACCATAATCACCACCCTGAGCATAATCCATTGTGGTTGCTCCACGAGTTGGAACTAGAATTTCAGCACCTTCTGCACTCCCGTGAAATCTGTTTTGATCCGCAAATGGAATATAATAATCAATACGATTAAAACCACCAGCATCAACCTCACGTCCCCTAGGAATCTGATGTGCTTCAAATGCTTTTTGTAATAAAGCTGCCTTTTCTT